CTTTGATACAATCAATGGAGTAATTGAGGAGAATGATTCTTGCATAAACATACCCATTGTAGTAATGTCGTAAGACATTCTGCGAACATATAGTGATGTTCTGTCGGAATGACTAACGAAATCTTGAATGTTAGAGTCGGCTAGTTGAAAGATAACGCATGTGTCAGAAGCAGGGAAATCCTCTGTTGGGTCCAAAACAATGTCACATTCGTGTATCTCGAACGCTTGATTATCGGCAATGTCGACATAATCGGTCATATCTAGTGCGTCATTGTCTGCCGTTGCATCGGGAACGGTCTTAATAAAAACTTCAAATTCTTTGGTTTTAGCGTTTGCCATAGTTCCCTGTGTGCAAAGGAGGCCTATAAACCCCCCGAACCCGGATTAAATCTTCGCGACGGAGTCGCCCCGAAGTGCTTTGCACCTAAAGCCCCATATATGCCAATCCCCACGGGGGTATAGGCAAGGCCTCTGTCTAATTGCTATCGGCTAGGGGCCATTTTACTACTATCTAGTAGTAGTACATCGTTTTTTGGGGGGGGGCCCCCCTTCTAAGTGCTTAAAAAATAATAATAATAGTTATATATCAGTGGCCTCTACGATAAAACATGGCGAACAAAACCTGCCCGAACTGCAGCACTACTGTCGAACGAACCCCGAATGCCTTTGATTGGTGTTGTAAATCATGCGGATGGGAATATGATTTCTATGGGGAGGTGGTAAATTGCCAACAGTAACCCCGAAAATAAGTTACAAAAGAATGAGAGCGCAGTTTGAAGTAATGACACTTGAAGAAATTTATTGCTGGTGTTCTATACTTGAGACGATGAAAACACAAAAAAGAAAGGAGATGAACCAATAATGCCAACAGTAACCATTAGCATGAGCGACAACGCATACGAAATATACCGACACTGGGCAAAAGGAGTTAGGTCTAACCGAGTATCAGCGGCGATACAACTTTGGAACGCTCAAGTCCTTGAAGCCAAGTACGGTAGGAGTGCTGAAGAATGAATCGAGATAATTCTAAACCAGTAAGAAAGGTAATTAATAAATTACGAAAAATGAATTACTGGCAACGAATTCTAGTTATGGATTGGTTGAATGATTGGTATTCTTATTACAAGGAGGAAGAAGAAGAATGAGCGAAGACCAAGCAGACGAGTTAATTGCCATCATGGCCGATATACTGAAGTCTTTAGAAAGTATAGCGTGGAATAAAGCGCGCTAGTAAACTTCTTTGAAGAATTGCCAAGTACTACGCGCTATTCTACCGCCGGGTCCACCTAACGGTATTAATGCAATATCGATGGACAAGAAGGCTAAGTCGCGTAATGCTTCCTGTGGAGTGTCTGCCCTATACGCCAAGTCTAAAGGATTCAAGTCTATGCCGAATGAAGAATAACTACCCGTAGGCAATATGTATTCTCTTAGTTGCTCTCTAGGTGTTGCTTGAACGACTTGATACCTATTACTAGGGTCAACTATCACTCGTTGCACCACCTTCAGGTGTACTATTCATAGCGTTAGCAATTCGAGTTAAATATTCACCCTCACTAAAGTTAGGGTCTTTACATAGGAATCTTATGTTTACCGGAGGGAACTTAAGTTGTGATGAACCGTTATGAAATTGCGCTAGAAACAAATCGGCAATACCGGGGAATGATTGTGTTCTTTGTATTACCACGCGGTAACAATGCAAATTAGGCCCAGTGATTGCACTCAATGAACCCCATGTACTAACATCTTGTAAAGCCGGCATCCCATATAATTGGTAGAATTTATCTGCATCACTTGCTGCACTTTGGTCGGCTAATGGTAATAGTTGACCGTTGGCAATTGTAGCCCCACTGTTAGGAGTGTATGCGTAACTTCTTTTTTCTGCATAGATAGTTTGAGCCTGAGATGGATAACCCCCATTCACTCCGCTTATCGCCCTTAGAGTAAACTCTGCTCTATCTAATCCCATTATCCTAAACGCTTCCAAACAATTGTCACCTGAATTAGTAAGTAATGTATTGTTTAATGGACGCGAAAGGATGAATACATATTCTTCGGTAATATCAAAGTTATTGCCGTTATTAGAGTAACCTAAAGGAACTGGGGCCGTCCTTTGAATGTCTACTTCAACTGGAACCATAACCTCATTATTCATTGTCATAAATTCTAAATCAAGTCGCTGATACTGAATAAATGATCCTGGTATACCGTCCGTAGCATCAGACAACCATAGTAATTGGTCTGCACCGTTACCTACGGCGCTAACCGCTATGGGTAGATTCCATGAGGCTATATCTATGTCGCGTATGCAATCAACTTGAACAGGACCAAAGTCTATGTCAATCAACCTAGTATCTTTGTCAATAATACGCGCCATATATTCACCTCATTGTTTTTGCTAACTTGTGGGCGGCTTTTTGTGCTCGTTTGAATCCATTCTTTGCCCACTTTCCTGACTTGAGTTTATACTTACCTGCAACTTTCTTGAATGCTTTTCCGTATTTGATACTGTACGCTGATGCTTTACGCTTAACCTTCCGTTCAGCCGGAGCAAGTTTACTACCCGCCTTCTTAGCCAAGTCAGTAGGAACGCCAGCACTTTCTAGCAACTCCGATAGTAATTTGCATGTTTCACAGGCCATAAAACCGCCTCAAGCGACATTACCAGTTTGTGTCAAAACAAGTGCCATGTAGTCTTTGGCTGAAGGAGTGACGATGCGTCCTTTGAGTCTTAGCGTGTAATTTCCAGTAACCCCGGTTTGAACTTCGTTCCTAAGCCATAGGGTCTTTGATACAATCAATGGAGTAATTGAGGAGAATGATTCTTGCATAAACATACCCATTGTAGTAATGTCGTAAGACATTCTGCGAACATATAGTGATGTTCTGTCGGAATGACTAACGAAATC